ATGTATAACTTCTTTGAAGAATCTCTAGAGGAAAGACTAGCAGGTGTTAAGGCTGCTAAAGCAAAACTAGAAGAACAAATGGCAAAAAGTGAATAGCTATGTTATAATTACTGAATGAAAGTTAAAGAATATCATAACATTATTATAAAGAAGCATCCTTATGCCGAATCTTTGAATGAGAAGTTGCTTAAGGATGCTGAAAGGTTAATGGAACTTGTTCCGTTGAAGCATGGATTCACAAACGTTAGGGGTAAAAGGACTATTCAGATATATGAATATTCTTCTAATGTAAGAACATTGATAAATTGGATTACAGAAGAATACAGGTATAATTGCAAAACCTGGTCACCTGATGATAAGTTTATTAAAAAACGCATAGGATGTTGGTTTGCACAATATAGTAAAGGAGATGATGCTTTGGTGCATCACCATAGACCTCATACTTGGTCATGGGTTTATTTCGTCAACTGTCCGAAAGGTTCTTCTCCTTTAGTTTTTCCTACAAGTGGAAAGAGAGTTAAAGCAGAAGCAGGAAAGGTTGTTATATTTGATGCACAAGTATTACATAAAGTTCCTCCAAATAGATGTGATAATAGAATAGTATTAGCAGGTAATGTTACTAGTTGGTCGGACTCTTGTGGATCCGCACCTATAAATACATAAGGAGACCTGCGTGGACTAATGGCATACGCGAATGCATACCAAAGGCAAATAAAGAATAGAAATTTTCTTGCGCCTACTGGATTTAAATTAGTATTAAATCGATCCCCTAAGGTTGCTTTCTTTTCTAATGCAGCTAATCTTCCTGGTATTACTTTGGGAGAAGCAACTCAACCTACTTATCTAAAAGATATTCCAACTCCGGGAGATAAGATTGTATTTGATGATTTTAATATTAGATTTTTGGTAGATGAAGATCTAAAGAATTATATGGAGTTGCAAAATTGGATACGTGGATTAGGATATCCTGAATCATTAGAAGAAATTTATGATCTTCAGGAGGAAGACAGAGACGTTGATATGTCAAAATCCAATACAATGGATATCTATTCTGATGGTACTCTTACAGTTTTAGGAAGCAGTAATACTCCAATATTTAAAGTAACCTTTAGTGATCTGTGGCCTTACTCCTTGACAACTCTTAATTTTGATGCTACAGAAACAGATGTAAACTTCTTTACAGCAGAGGTAGGTTTCAAGTATACTATCTACAACATAACTGATATTAGTGGCGATGCTCTATGAGTTTGAATCTTGAAGCAATTCAAGAGATGTGGGAAAAAGATGCAAAGATAGACAGAGATAATCTACACGAAGAATCATTGAATATCCCCTCTCTTCATGCAAAATATTTTGAATTATATAATACTATATTCCTTCTGAGAAAAAAAGCAGAACAGCAAAGGAAGAACATCCGTCATGAACGGTTCGAGTATTTTAGTGGGAAAGCAGACCCAGAAGTATATGTAGAGAATCCTTTTCCAAAGAAGATACGGGATAAGGATACGATGCAGAAGTATTTGGATGCAGATGAAAAGTTATCAAACACTTCTCTAAAGATAGATTATTATGATACAATGTTAGTATACATTGAGAGTATTCTTAAGGTAATACAAAATAGAACGTATCAGATTAAGAATGCAATTGAGTTTATGAGATTTAATTCGGGATTGGGATAATGAAACATATAATAAAAAATGTACTCACCAATAAAGAAAGAAAAAAACTTATAAAAGATTGCCAACCTCATCTTTTGGATAGTGAAGAAATGGGAAGAAGGAGTGGGAAAGCAAGCCCTCCAAGATATCCCGGCAAACAAACTTTAGGAAATATTCATGTTATTCCTTGTTTTACATCTCCTATTGAGAAAATAGCAAGGGTAGTTGCTGACACAGTAAGAGAAGATTTAATTCTTAGTAAATCATGGATCAATTGGAGTACTGGAAAGAAAACAGATATGGGTTGGCACACTCATCCAGTTGATTATTCTGCAGTTTATTATATAAAAACGTTTCCATTGTTTAGTAATGGAACTTTATTTGAAGAGGGACTGTTTAAAGCACCACAGAATAGCGTGTTAATTTTCCCTTCATATTTAATGCACAGTGCTCCTTCTTCTCCACTTCGTTTTAGTCGGTATACTCTCGCTTTAGATTTGACAAGACTGAATCAATGGTAGAAGTTTTAGATGATAAGCTTCCATTAAATTTTCAAATTCATATTAAAGATATGATTACGAAAATGCCATTCCAATTAGAGGATGTTACAACGTGGAAAGAAATAGAACAAAGAAAACAATTTGTTCATATTCTTCATAGTGAATCGGAGTATTATGATAGAATAATATCTTTTTTTAAAGTATTACCTGAGTTTAAAACTCATAGATTACATAGAGCAAAAATAAATATCAATCTTCCATATAAAACAAAATCTTCTTTAACACCACATACAGATTCTTATATTCCAAATTCTATTACATATCTTTATTATGTAAATGATTCAGACGGTCCTACTATAATCTATAATAAACGCGGTCAAAAATATGATACTCCCAAACCTCCTTGGTGGTGGAAAAAAACTAAGGTATTACCTAAGCAAGGAAGATTGGTTAGATTCCCTTCTGATAGTGTGCATAGTGGTAATGTTCCTCATACACATAGTTCAAGGATAGTATTAAATTTAATATTTCATCCCAAATAAATAATTATAGATGCATGGAGTAGGTGATTGACACTTCGGCCAATCTTGTTATATCCAAAGCGAATGAAGTCTTTTTAAGAATTAATGCTGAACCTCATATTGAATATGAACTAAGGGATCATTTTACTTTTGAAGTACCGAATGCTAAATTTATGCCACAATATCGTGGTAGGAATTGGAATGGAGAAATACATTTATTTGATCTAAGAAATAAACGAATCTATGTTGGTCTACTAGATAAGATTGTTCATTTCTGTGAGCAGCACGGATATACCTATAAGTTTCAAGATAATGAATATTATGGAACCCCATTTGAAGTTAATGATGGGATTTCATATGAGGGTGTAAAGGATTATATGAAGTCTATTTGTTCTCATTCTCCTCGGAAATATCAAATAGAAGGTGTTTATGATGCTCTAAGGCACAATAGAAAACTATTGATATCACCCACTGCTTCAGGCAAATCATTGATGATATACGCTCTTGTAAGATATTACGTTGATAAGCAGCAAAAAATTCTCTTAGTTGTTCCAACGACATCCCTTGTAGAGCAGATGTATAAGGACTTTGAAGATTATGGTTGGAGTTCTGAGTCATATTGTCACCGTATATATTCTGGAAGAGAAAAGACTAATGAATATCCTGTTACAATTACAACCTGGCAATCTGTTTATAAATTAGAACGTTCTTTCTTTGAGGATTATAACGTAGTAATAGGGGATGAAGCCCACCTATTTAAAAGTAAGTCCTTAATATCTATAATGACAAAATTACATCATGCTAAGTATAGATTTGGATTTACAGGAACACTTGATGGAACCCAAACTCATAAGTGGGTTTTGGAAGGATTGTTTGGTCCATCTTATAAGGTAACAAAAACTGACGAACTAATGAAGCAAGGTCATCTTGCTCAATTGGATATTCAATGTATCGTATTGAAACATCCTTCTCAAAAATTTGAAACATACAATGATGAGATTGAATATCTTATTAGTCATAAACAAAGAAATACTTTTCTTAAAAATCTAGCATTAGATCTAAAGGGAAATACTCTTTTACTTTACAGTAGAGTAGAAGCACATGGTCAGGTATTATACGATTTAATAAATACAAATAAGCATGATGATCGTAAAGTATTTTTTGTCCACGGTGGAGTTGATGCTGAACAGAGAGAGATTGTCAGAGAGATAACAGAAAATGAAAAAAACTCTATTATCGTCGCGTCCTATGGCACCTTTTCTACAGGCATTAATATTCGCAATCTCCATAACGTTATCTTTGCCTCACCGTCAAAATCGCGAGTTAGAAATCTCCAAAGCATTGGGAGAGTACTTAGAAAAGGAACTAACAAAGTCAAAGCAATTCTTTATGATATAGCAGATGATTGCACTTATAAATCCAAAAGGAATTATACCTTAAATCATCTTATTGAACGTATTAAAATTTACAACGAAGAGAATTTTAATTATGAGATAATCACAATACAATTAAGGAAATAATTTATGGAAGATGATTTTTATGCAACTTTAAAATTTAAAAATGGGGAAGAGATATTCTGTAAGGTCGCTCCCTCAGAAGAAGAGGATAGAACTATGCTTGTAGTTTCTCATCCAATTGTATGTCAAGAAGTAAAAGCAAAGGGTGGAATCGTTGGATATAAAGTAGAACCTTGGTTAAAGACAAGTAATGAAGATCTTTTTATTCTTAATTTAGATGATGTTCTTACTATGAGCGAATCATCAGATGTAGAAATGATTATGATGTATCAACAATTTGTTAGAGACTCTGATGCAGAAAAAAATAATCAAGCTTCTATGAGTAGAAAAATGGGATATCTTGGAAAAGTTGATGATACTAAAGAAATTTTAGAAAAGATTTTTAAGAATACTAAGAGTTCCCCCGATCAACCCTGACAGAGTTATTCTACTCGTATTTTTAAACTTGTCAACTGCAGATAGAAATGTTATACTATCTACATAATAGTGAAATGACTTATGATAAAACCAGGCACTATGGCAAGAACTAAGAAAAGGTCGGAACACTATGTTAATAATAAGGAATTTTTAGCGGCATTAATTAAGTATAGGGAAGATAAGGAGATCGCTTTATTACAGGATAAACCGAAGCCTCCTATTCCCAGATACATTGGAGAGTGCTTTTTGAAGATAGCAAATCATTTATCTTTTAAACCAAATTTTGTTAACTATATGTTCAAGGAGGATATGATCTCAGATGGAATCGAAAATTGCGTTCAGTACATACATAATTTTAATCCTGAGAAATCCCAAAATCCTTTTGCTTACTTTACGCAGATTATACATTATGCGTTTCTCAGACGCATACAAAGAGAAAAGCGTCAATTAGAAATTAAAAATAAGATTCTTGAACGGTCTGGTTATTCTGAAGTATTTGATGATAGTAATAGGATTGACGGGGACAACTATGCAGAGTATAATTCTATTAAGGATGCTGTCCATTCCAAGTTACGTAATTAATGAAGATTGCGATCATTACTGATCAACACTTCGGAGCACGAAAGAATTCAAAACTCTTTCATGATTATTTTCTGAAGTTCTATAATGATGTGTTCTTTCCGGTTATTGAGTCGGAGGAGATAGATACTATTGTGGATATGGGAGATACCTTTGATAGTCGCAAGGGTATAGATTTTTCTGCTTTATCGTGGGCTAAAGATAATTATTATGACAGATTAAAGCATTGCACTAT